CAATTAAAACAATACCAAAAAATTCTTTAATCTTATCAAAGATTGACATTGGACCAGCAATGATCCTTGATTTAATATTTTCAATTAGACCTTTGCCAGGCATCTCTAATCTTTTTTCTTTATTTTGTAGTTCTGCCTTCTTTTCTCTATCTTTCAACAACTTATTTTCATCAAGTCTCAACTTCCTCAGTTGTTTGTTGTAACTAATCAAGGAACTTTTGATATTCGTTGAATTTATTTTTAATTTCTGTAGTTGTTGTGTTTCCATGTCTTATACAAAAATTCCGTATAATTGTGGAGTGATACTCATATAAGGATTCATCATGTTGGTTGATGAAATCTGTGGTTCTTCAGTAGCAGTTCCGCCAGATGGTTGAATCAATTCATCACCACCACCTTGAACAATTGGTGGAGCAGTCATGGGTATTACAATTGGTGCTCTTGGAGTCTTCTTTGTTTTCTTTACATTTATTTGTCTTAAAACTGGTTGTAACTTCTTTGAGGATGAACTTTCTATTACATGTTCTCCTGGGGACATCATTGTCGGTATATTATCCTTAAATGGTGCTGGAACTACTGGACCAGCATTAGTGTTATTTGGTTTAATATTACCATACTTAACATCAGATATAAATTTATCCAGTTGATCTTTGAATATGGTCAATTGGATATTTAAATCAGAAAGAAGTGCTCTTAAAACCGTATTGTTCTCTAACATCTGGGTGACACCAGCACTGAAAGAACTCCATATTCTTCCAGCATTATCATTAATATCTTTCAATAGTGGTCTGAATAGACTTGCCGAAGACGCACGAATAACTTCCTCACCAGGTGCCAATCTTGCTGGAACGGAGTCAACATTTTGAGATCCCTGACCGCCAACAGATCCACCATTAGAAAATCTCTGTATAATATTTGGATATTGTTTGATTATATTTGCTTTTAATTCAAATGGTTCAATAGTTCCACCTTTACTTTTCGATCCTTTTCTACGGAACCAGTCACTTAATAAAATACCAAGTTGCATTTCGGCACTACCTTGCCGAGTAGCTGTTGGTATTTCTGCTGTTCTTAATTGTAAATTGGTTTCTCTTATTTGTTTTATTTGTTCTTGAGAAAGATTTTCTTTCTTTATTCTTTTCTGTAGTTCTTCTTCTTGCTGTTGTCTTCTTAATTGATCTCGATATACAGTAGCAGCCGTAGATGCTACTAACCCAACAGCAGAAAGGAAGACAGGATTAGTTAATAGCGCGACTGCCGTTGAAATAGAAGCGACTAAACTTGCGATTGTTGAAACTACTTGTAATCCAATTAAAACACCAGCGATTTCTTTCCAATACTTTCCAACAAACTGTAAAGTATCCGATAGTTTCTGCCTATTCTTTTCGTCAGACAACCAAGTAAATGCCGTGTTAACAGCAATTCCAGTCACAACTATTCCAAAGAAATCAATTAACTTTTGGAATATACTCTTTGCCGGTGCCGTGACCTTATCAAATATTCCAGAAACTTTATTATTGAATTTCGTTATTCCTTCTACGGCAGATTCTTTTCTGGATATTCTTTCTTTTTCAGTTTGCTTCTTTACCCCACGAATACTTTGCTTTCTTTCTGCGATTCTTACCGCAAAGTCAATCGATAATTGTTTTTGAATCTCGACGAGAATTCTATTAGTCTCTTCTAAAGCATCCAACTGGGTGGATTCTAATTTTAAAGATTCTTTGTTTTCTTTTAGTTCTTGCTTTCTAAAAAAACTAAATTTAGATCTTTGTAGTTTTGGTGTTGTGACAGTCGAAACCGCTTCAGCACCACGAATTACCGAAGATGAAATGTTTCTCCTACTGATCTTCGGTACTGATGGTGCTCTATAGATCGGACTTTCAAATGCCACTTGATTGTTTTGCCTTTAGGTTTTCTTCTTCCACATAAGTCTGAAGTAATGAGACATAAACTTCACGCTCCCAAGGCATCATATTTTCAAGCTCAGTCAATGAGTATTTATGATGCTGCATCAACTGGAAATTGATATTATAGTATGACTCAAGACTTGTATGAGCCATACTCAAGTGAAAAAACTTGCCAGACCCTCCAGAACAACTTCGCTTTCTATTTTAGTCTTTGGATTCTTTACTTTAATAGTGTGAGAAAGTTTTGGCATGGTTACAAAGAAGGTTTCAATTTCTTTGAACTGCTTGGTATTCATCTGTTCAACAAACTCTTCAAGTTCTTTCTTGGTACAGTCCGAAGCATTCCAAGATTCTTCTTCATCATAAACAACATCGATACAAGATGTAATCATTGAGAGAGATTTATTTACATCCGATCCATCTTCAGTGACTTCGAAGTTATTCTCGACGAATTGTTCAAGAGATGGATACTTCAGTTTCATTGACAGAGTATCATCAAGTTTTACAATATTTGTATGATTTGGATCTTTCTGAACTTTGATGTCATCAATATTGATTTCCATTTGAACCTGTGTTTCTCCATCATCGGGACAGGTTACATTGACTTCGACAGTTTCACCGACAGACTTGGCACGAACATTAAGGAACAAGTATTCAATATCAAAAGTAGAAAGTTCAGAAACCTTCACCGCCTTTGTGGCAATACAATCAGAAAGGATTTGAACAACGGCATTTGAGATCTGTTTGGTATCTTCAGACTCAAGTGCCATAATCAAGATTTTTTCTTCTCTAACCAGAAATGGTCTATATCTAATTTTCTTTCCAGTAGAGGGTAGTTCCAACTCATATGTTGGCGTGGAGATCTTTGGTAAAGGCATAATAACCCAAAAAATTCAGTTGTAATTATTTATTACCTATTGCCAAGGTTTGGTGTTTCCACTCGGAATGGCAGATTCTTTTCTTGCTGGTATTTGAGAAAAATAATCTCTTCGGTAATCGGCATCACTTCCTTTATACCAAGATGGTTTTACCAATGGTTTTCCAAGTGCGTCCAGAACCACTGGTGCACCATTCCCCTCATCTTCCACTCCCGGTGTGCCCGAAGCAGACGCAGAAGATGTTGGTTCGGAAGAAATATTTTCTTCTTTTGAAACTGTATATCTATCATAATTAAATGTTACAGTTATTTTTAAAATATCTGCCTGTCCGTAGGAAACCGGAATAGATGCGACTGATTTTGGAAAAGCGTTAATTAAGGTATATGTTCTTGATACATAGTTTTTTTGATCTCCATTGAGACCATAACTTCTTTCAAATTTGCTGATGTCTAATGTAGTTTTATATTCATCTGGATATCTAAATCTTCTATAAAATCCAGCGTCTTTACTGGACTGTGGCACTTTTCCTCCCTCTCCACCCGAAATAAAGTCCATCCATCCCTGAAAATACTGAAGAACTCTATATTTTACATCAACATAAAAAGTCATATCTATGTCAGTATATAATCTGGTATGGGCAAATTCTTGTGTGACGCCCATAAAATTATCTTTAACTTCAGATGTCGCGTAGGTTGATCCAGGTAAAGATACTTCTGCACACAATAAACCATATTCTTGATACGCAACTTCATTGCCAGTATTTGGCAGATAATTTTGGTTTCTTAAAAATGTTAGAAGATCTGGTGGTAAATTTAGTTCAACAATATATTGATTAGAGAGTGATAAATTACTTAAAAATCTTCTATTAACGATCCCGACTTTACTTAATAAGACTCCTGCTGACATCTAAATACCTTATACGAGTATTATATTATTAGATATTTAGATGTCATATAAGGGAAAATTTCAACCATCGTATCCAAAGAAATATAAAGGCGACCCAACAAACATAATCTACCGTTCTCTATGGGAACGGAAGTTTATGGTCTATTGTGACTTGAATGAAAATATTCTCGAATGGGGAAGTGAGGAGATTGTCGTCCCTTATCGCTCACCAGTGGATAATCGGTATCACAGATACTTTCCAGACTTCTATATCAAGTTCAAAGAATCCAGTGGTAAGATTAAAAAAATGATTATTGAAATCAAACCACAAAAACAGTGTGTAGAACCAAAGGTTCAGAAAAGAAAGACGAAGGCATATATCTATGAAGTCGTTGAGTATGCCAAAAATCAGGCAAAGTGGGAAGCTGCCAAAGAATGGTGCCTGGATCGTGGTTATGAGTTTAAGGTTCTTACAGAAAACGAACTCGGTATTAAGTAATGCCAAGAAAAACTCTTAAACAGAGAAAAGAAAAATATCCAACAGATAACCAATTCAATCGGGTTCGTTCTGTAATGGACAATCTTATTGGAACTGAAAGTGCCGATGAGATTATGACAGAACTTCAAAAGGTTTTAAGTGAAAGTGGAAAAGTTCCAAGAGCTGGAAAGTATTATGTCTTTGTTTATAGTCCAAAGACTCCCAATATAAGATACGATCAACATCCACTTGTTGCCGTGACTGATGTATTCCAGTGGGGATTTCGTGGTATTAATTATCACTGGGGAGATTTTCATCAGTATACAACAAATGAGATTATTGGGCAATTATATGAAATCTATCCAGAAGAACTTGCCGATGCCAGAGAGCTCCCATTTCAGAAAGTCCGTCTAAATAGTTAAAAAATAGCCAAATGGCAGCGCAAATATTAAGATATCCATATACCGCACTGACAGATAGCACAGACTATCTGCAGATAAATCTTATTGAAAAGAAAGTTACTGATCCAGCTTCGAATAAAGTAGACTTAACAAAGTTAAGAAATAGAGGAACATTTAACAATGTTGGAACTGGAGAGTTTGAGTCTCCAAAACAAACTGCAGAAAATAGAGGTTTAGCAAAAGAAGCAATATTATCAGTCAATGATGATTTAAGTGGAATCATATTATTACCAATGCCTTCGAGCATTAATGATACAAACCAGGTTAGTTACTCTGACGATACTTTAGATGGGATTACTGCTGCTTTAGCTGGAGGAGTTAATAAAGCTATAAGTACTACACTATTTGATACATCGGGGAAACTCCAGTTAGATA